GTTGAGCTTCATTATCCTACGTCTACTTTTTATTGTCCTCCTATTACTAAGATTGATAAGGCTAAGCTACCTGAATCCTATCCGGAGAGTCACGAGAATGACCACTGAGTGGGAACGTTACTACTGTCCGTTTTGTCAGTATAGAGGAAAGTCACCTGATGTAAAGGGGAAGTTATACGTAAATTGGGCAATTAAGCGCTACCTTTGTTTTCGATGTGGTAGTAAGGGCCGTTCGTTTGAGCTGGATCGAAAGTCTTTGGTTCCTTACCGAGGATTCTTGGGCTTAGAGCACGGAGGTTCTTCTTCGACTTGGGATCCTCGCAGATTTGTTGAGTATAGCCTGGCAGAAGTTCGAGATCAGTTCCCTGAGGTTTATCGTCTTCTTGAGAGAAAACACGCTCTCGACCGGTTTCAGAAGGTGAACTTGGTCTTCTTTACTCAAGGTTATGGTTTGGTGATCCCTATAGATCAGGATAATTTTCAAATTCGCTTGTTTTCTAGTTTACCTGACGCACCGAAGTATCTGACCAAGAGGGGGTTTCGTAAGAACGGAGTTTTGTTAGGTGCTGATAAGTTAGTTGGGGATTTTGCGATTTTTGTTGAGGGTATTTTTGATTACTACCGTTTAGAGGGCTTGTCCGTTTGTGTATTCGGGCACTTTATTTCTTCGTCCGCGGTTAGTCAACTCCTGGCAAGAGGAGTCAGGAAGTTCCTTGTTTTTTGGGATGATGATTCATGGGAGGAGTCAGTGAAAGCGGCTGTTGAACTCTATCAGACGTATCTAGTAGAAACTTATGCCGTTTTCTGCTTAGACGGGTCTCCTTCAGATACTTCTCAGCTATGGGACTCTCCGTGCTTGGAGGTAACCTCAGGCTCTTTTATGAGTTTGGGAGAATTTGTGTATAAGGAGGTAACATGAGCGTTCCTGATGTACAATCACGTAGTGAAGGATTTCCTAAGGTCTACTTACCTTGGGTAGGTGTTGAGGGAATTCAGTATCCTGTTTATGTTTACTACCCTCTTACTGAAACGTTTATGCAAACGCTTGGAAAATTTAATGTGTATTGTTCCCTGAACCCGGAAGCGAAGGGCGTCCATATGTCGCGTTTTTACGAGGTGATTCAGGACGTCTTTTCTGAGAAGAGATTGTTAACTCAGAACGTTTCCGTTGCGTTAGACACGGTTACAAGTCGGTTGGAGAACGAGAATGCACGGGTAGAGATATCTTTTACTTATTTGGTTTCTACTACCGCCCCTGTAAGCAGGATTGATCAATTCCTGCCTGTTGAAGTTAAGGTTACAGGTATTAGGATGAAAGGGAATCCCGATTATATACTGATTAGTGTTGACGTCCCTTACACATCATTGTGTCCTTGCAGTAAGGAAATCTCTCAGTTTGGAGCGCATAATCAACGATCAATTGCTTCTGTTACGGTTACTACTCCTCCCAACAATGAAGTCTTGTTTGAGGATCTAGTAGGTGTGGTTGAGAATGTTGCTAGTGCTCCAATTAGGGAATGCTTGAAGAGAGTTGATGAGAAATACGTAACAGAGCGTGCTTATTTGAGCCCTGTCTTTGTAGAGGATATGGTTCGGTTGATTGGTCTTGAGCTCGAGAAGCGCGCACTTCCTTACCTGATTAAGGTTACTCATTTCGAGAGTATTCATACGCACAACGCGGTTGCGTTTGCTTGGTCCCCAGATTTTAATTTTGCGTTGTTTAACTATTTAGGCAACTGAAAGGAGGTTAGATGATGTTGTTTCCAGAGGATGTTTTGATTGAGGCCCTTGATAAGATTTATATTCCCCGTAGAGGTGAACAGTTTTCCGCTGGATATGATTTGGTTACCCACTCAATATCTCCCTCACTCGGTGATTCCCCTGGGGATTTCTTAATTCCCAGTCAAGCAACAGTTAGGTTACATTGTGGCTTTCGTATGGCTTTACCGAAGAACTACTTTGCTTTAATTGTGCCGAGGTCTTCTTGGCGGCGACGTGGTTTATTATGTTTATCCGTTTACGATCCCGGCTACCTTGACTTTGTTGAACCTTTCGTGACTAATCTTTCCGATAGCGCTCTGATAGTACACGCAGGTGAACGGGTCCTCCAAATGCTAATCCTACCGCTGGAACGTTTGGAGTTAGTGACAGTTAGTTCGTTGCCCACCTCTTTATACAACCGAGGCGGCGGAGCTGGATCTACTGGTAAGTAGTTACCTGTACTAGGAGGCTACTGAAATGGAACTGCATACGTATGTCCTTGAGTATTGTCGTACTTGCCCTTTATATCGAAATAACCTTAGGTTTGTTCCTCCAGAAGGAAGTATCCATGCGCCTATTTGTATAGTTGGACAGAGTCCAGGCACTAATGAGTTCTTTGAAGGAAGACCGTTTATTGGAAAGTCAGGGGAAGAGATAGCCAAGTTTCTCATCCCTATTCTCGGTACTGAGCCTCCAACTTTTTATAAGTTTTTAGAAACCCGTGGAGAACATTTATACATTACCAATGCTTGTGTTTGCGAGGTCTTAACTCCTGTTCCTAAGGTGAAGAAGACCTTCTGTTATGACAGACTTCATACGGAACTTCGTCGCGTTTCCCCAAACTTGATCGTTACGTTTGGTGGGCAAGCTCTTGAGTACGTAACTAAAGGTGAACTTACTTCTATTCTATCGTCTAGAGGGTTTCTACTTCGTACTGAAGTAGGACTTGTACTACCTACAATTCATCCAGCAGGTGTGATGAGACAACCTGAGCTCCGCTGGTTGTTCGAGGCTGATATGAAGAAGCTGGCTAGAATTGTTGAGGGAACATACTCAGAACCTTCTCCGCTGATTTTCCAGATCAATACCCTTGGAGCACTTGAAGAGCTGACGAGACAGATAGAGTCACTCCCTGAAGACGCACTGATGTCATTCGATTTGGAGACAACCGACACGAACCCGTTTAGAGCGTCGATTATCTGTCTCTCCCTCTCCTTTGAAGATTGGGTTGGGTACACCATTCCTATGGATGACCCTATTGTTACTCCTTACATCAAACGTATTCTCGCGTCTCGATGCCGTAAGGTGGCCCAGAATTGCAAGTTTGACCTTCGATTTCTGAAAAGGAACGGGTTCTGTGTAACAAATATGTACTTCGATACTATGATTGCCCAGCATGTATTGAACGAGAACCTTCCCGCTGACCTGAATACGCTTATTACATTGTATTTGGATTACCCGAAGTACGACCGAGAGTTAGAAAAGTTCAAGAAGGAGCACAAGATTAAGTCATATGCAGAAATTCCACAAGAAGTATTGTTCAAGTACGCAGCTCATGACGCCATTGTGACGAGGATGATTGCCTTGAGGCAAATCGAGGAAATACGAGAGCGGGGGTATGAGGAGTTGTACTGGAAAGTTGAGTTCCCGGTACAGCTCGCCTTGGTTGATGTTGAATTAACTGGCGTCTTAGTTGATAAGAAACGGGTAGACGAGTTGACGAAACGTGTGGTATCTGAGATCCAACAGAACGAGCAGCAACTTTTTCAGGCAGTAGGCTACGAGTTCAATTACAAATCTTCTAAACAGTTAACCAAGGCGTTGTACACTGATTTGAAGTTTCCTGTAGTGAAGAGGACCCCAACAGGAAGTGCATCGGCCAATGAGGAAACTCTACAGAAGTTGAAGTCTAAGGTAGGTTCTGATGCTAGAAAGTCCGCTGTTATTACCGCACTACTCAAACTCAGAGCTCGTCAGAAGTTACTCTCTACTTACCTTTCCGGAGGCAAAGGAGGAATTTGGAAGTTTGTTGAAAATGATGGGAGGGTACACCCAGATTTCAAAGTTACCGGCACTGTGACTGGCAGATTAAGTGCCGCAGACCCTCCTATTCAGACAATTCCTAAGTCTGCAGTTAGATCCATCTTCACTGTACCTAAGGGGTATAGGTTCATAGAGGCGGATTTGAACAGTGCTGAATTGTATGCCCTCGCGTGGTACGCGAGGTGTAAGACTATGCTCGATCAGCTAAACTCAGGCGAAGATTTTCACATTCAAACGGCTGAACGGATATTTAAGAAAAAGGTCAAGAAAGGAGATATTGAACGGAAACTAGCGAAATTTGCTGTTTACGGTATTAGTTACGGCCGTGGTGCTCATAGTATGGCCGATCAGTTTAAGCTTTCACTAGAAGAGGCACAACGTATTGTCGACTCGTTGTTCGAAGCTTATCCTGAGATTTCAGCGTTTTTGAACTATGTCGTGCAAACAGCCCGTGAGCGACGGGTACTCCGGAATGTTTTTGGAAGGACGCGTATTTTCCCTCGGGATTGTGAGTTTGTCTCTGCGTGGGAAAGACAAGCCCTAAATTTTCTTCCGCAGTCTACTGTCGCGGACCATACTAATCAGACACTCTGGATGCTTCAGATGATTTTTAATGAACGTGGATTAGATGCGAGAGTGATAATCCAACTTCATGATGCTATAATGGTGGAAGCTCATGAGAGTGTTTTGGATGAAGTTGTTGATTTAATTCAGGAGTTGTACACACGTCCTGTGGCTAATACAGATTTAGTGATCCCTGTTGACATTGAAGTTGGGGATTGTTGGAAAGGAGGTGATCATTTGTTTGAAGAGTAGTTTAGACTTTCTTGGAAGAAGTACAACGGATGGTCGACGTTAATCTTTACAAAAAAAGGAGGTTTGTTATGCCAGTTGATCTTGCTAAAATCAAAAATGATCTCGCTAAGTTTAGTTCCGGGAATTTTTGGAAACCAAAAACAGGAAAGAATTACATTAGGATTTTACCACCCTATCGTGAAGACATCCCGGTGTACTACTACGCTGTTCGATTGCATTGGGTGAGTAGCAGATACGTCCTCTGCACGGGAGACGGTTGCCTCGTGTGTTCAATGCTCCAAGATTCGGCTTTTGCGGCAGTACTTAAGGATAAAGTTCAGACGATGAATAAATTCCTCGTGAACATGGTTGATTTGGAGAATCCGTCAGCAGGTGTTCAGGTTTGGAGCATGCCCGTTACGGTATGGCGTTCATTGAACCAGTACTTTCTAGATCCTAAATGGGGCGACCTGACCGACGTAAATGGGGGAAGGAATATTACCATAGTTCGCGAAGGAACCGGCGCTAAAGATACCAAATATCAAGTGTACCCAGATCCTGAACCGACTCCGGTTGACCCGACTTTCTTGTCCGGCCTTAAGGATCTTAGTACAATCTTTGAGGAGATGCCGTTTGAGGAGATAGCCGAGTTACTTCAAAACGAGAATGTGAGACTAACTCCGGCTACTACTGGGCAGAGTCTTCCTACACCTGATTCTACTCCCCCGTGGGAAGGACCTGTAAGTAATCCGCAGCTGTCTACTCCCTCTACACAACCAGCTGCTCCTACTACTCAGCCGTCTGCTCCTAATCCTCAGACAACGTCCAACGTTTCGCCTCAATCACCCCCACCTGAACAACCTGCTCAAGCTGGCTCTACAACTGACTCGCCGCCTTCTGACAAGAGTTCTTCAGGTCAGCAATTCGATCCCCAGAAGATGCAAGCTTTGCTCAATAAGTTGATGAATAAATAGAGTTGTTGACGAGGGGGTATATTCTACTCCCTCGTCATTCCGTTAGTAGGAGGTAGAAGATGGAATGGTTAGAAGCTGCTAGAAAGTCGCTTAAATGTGCGACTACTACTTTGGACGCGATTTCTCAAGACGAACGGGGTTATCTTCCTTCAGGAGTGTTACCTCTTGACTATGTAACAGGAGCTCCAGGGTTTCCTTTAGGAAGAGTTGTAGAGATTTTTGGACTTGAGTCAGTAGGGAAATCCGCTATTGTAGCGGCACTACTTGGTTCTGCTCACGTGTTAGAAGGAACCGCTGTCCTCGCTGATACAGAGCACGCTTACACGAACGATTGGGCGAGACTCTTTTGTGTCTCTCCAGAGAAGTTGCTTGTTGTGAACCCCGAGCACGTTCAGGAAGCTGTTGAGACATTTAAAACTCTTTGCACTCTTTTCAAAAAGCACCCTGCACCCTCGCCACGTATATTTGCGTGGGATTCCATTGCAGCTACTCCCGTACTCGAGGAAATAGACGATGATCTTTCAGATAAAGCTGCGGGCCTTCACGCGCGCCTTCTTTCAAAAGGACTTCGTCAGTTGACAACGGCTTTGGAAGATTTGAATATTTTGTTTGTTGCAACTAACCAACAAAAGGAGAAGATAAGTATTTGGGGTGCTAGCGGAGTTTCAAAGATTGGAGGCCACGCGTTTGACTTCCATAGTTGCCTTCAACTGCAATTAAAGAGGGTAAGTTTAATTCCTCACCCCGAAAGGAAGAACGAAGTAGTGGGAATGAAACTGTCTGTGACAGCGGTTAAGAATAAGATTTACCGTCCCTATTTGACCGCACCAGTTACCTATTATTTTGATTCTGGCTTTGATGATACTGAGTTTGTTACTTGGTTTGCGAAGGAAGTAGGCATTCTCAAGGATTTAGGTGGCGGTGGTTGGAAAGAGTTCAAAGGCGAAAAATTTCAAGGCACACCTCCGGTTGAGATTTTTTCGGAGATTGAGAAGCTGGTAATAGAGACTTACTACGGACCTCTCGCTAACACGGTTCTTCAACTTCGTAACCTTCGAACCAATCAGGTTTTGCTTTCACCTAAATGGAGGAGGAGTGATGTTTCCCACGAAGACGGAGTCCAGGCAACTTTACCTGGAGAAGAGAGTTCTTCAGATACTTCGACCGACGTTAGTCCAGAGTACTGATTATTACTCGTTGAAGGGGTATTTACTTGGAGATGAGAGGTATTTTGACGTTCCCTTAGTTCGCCCGGGACTGTTATTTTGCCGTTACCTTAAACTCTCTCTGAACCAGTTACTTAAGAGAGGGTTTACTCCAGAGTTGCGCGAATTTATTCAAGAGTGTCACCAACTCTCTGGTGATGATGCTTTTTATATTCTGACTCGTAAGGAAGGGAGTAATATTTTCTTAATCACTCCGATAGATAACTTACAAACGCGCATCCAGCCGTACTTGTTCATTAATGGATACTTTCTGTGCGAGTTTACCAACTTTGTCTCCCATGTGATTTTAGGAGGTGCTTATGCTACGAGTAAGTGAGGTTTTTGAGAGCATTCAAGGTGAAGGTCCTTACGTTGGAGTCCCTGCTCACTTTGTACGTTTGCAAGGTTGCAATCTCGTTAATCTACCGTGCGGTCCTTGCCGAATGTGCGATACGAGTTATGCTATTCCCCTGAAAACTCCATCTTCACTGTATGCAGAGGGAGATTTTCTGCGGTTATTGAAGAGTAAACGGCTGCCATTACTCGTGATCACGGGTGGTGAGCCCTTACTACAACAACGGAAGTTAGTGCAATACTTATCTAAAGTCCCTCCAGAGTTATTACCGAAGTTAAACGTTGAGACTAATGGGACAATTCCTCCTAGTAGAGACTGGTCGAAGTTTGATACCCTCTTTTCGGTTAGCCCGAAGTTACATACTTCATCCTATCTTAACCTAAAGTCCTTTCGGGGGTTTAAGAAGATACTCAAAGTCGTGTATAATAAGGAGGTTGATGATCACACTTTTGCACAGTTTGTGTTCAAATGTGCTTCCCAACTCGGAATTGCCTCAGAGGAGGATATTTACGTAATGCCTAAGTCTCGAACTAGGGATTCTTACGTGGAACAGGGTCTCTCGTGCTTTGAGTTTTGTATGAAGTACGGGTTTAGGCTTGGTACTCGTGAACACTTAGTTCTTTTCGATGGAGTAGCGGGAAAGTGAGGTCGAAATTCATGTTCAAAGGCTTGTTTACTTTAATGAGTGGTGTGTTGTTATCTCCTTACTGTGCCAGCCAAATGGTGATTTTAGTTTGTCTGGTGATTGTGGGACTTGTATTAAGTGTGTACCTATCTTTGAAGTATCGGCGATTCGATAGTTACATACTTCTCAGGACGTGTTGTAAGTTCTTACTCTACTTCGGAGTCATCTTGACCGCGGTAGGAATTGACTCCTACTTCGGGTTTCGAAGGGTTTTAGTACAGGGGTTTATACTTCCTTTTTTGTCCGTGACAGAAGCCCTGGAAGTGTTCAAACAGGCGACCGAACTAAAGTGGTTTGAGAGAAGATTTCCACGCTTCTCTTATTGGGTTAGACATGGATGAAGAGTATAGTAGTGAGAATTTGTACGGTTTATTAGACGCAGTAATGTCCCGCCTACATCGAGACTTGAGCGGTCCGCGCGACAGTGGAAAGGATGGTTGGGACCTCTGCTGCAAGGCTTTATTGTGGTTCATGTTCAGTAAAGGAGTCCTGTCCTTCCCTCGTCGTAATAAGACGGACGAGTTTCTTAAGTACTTGTTCAAGAAGGTAGTGAACACTTCGCGAAAGTTTGCTCTTAATGAGGACTTGATCTGTTTAGGCCTTTTTGCGCTGAAGAAACAATTTGAACAGAAAGGAGAATCGAGTGAAGTTTAGCATCTACACGCACGGAGACTTCGATGGGTTGGTATCGGGCGCGATTGGGTATAATTTTTGTAAAGAAGCTGGTTTGAGTTTGGATAAGATCACTTTTGTTGAGTATTCAACCTATCCTCCTGAGGTTTGGGATTCTTATCGTTTTGATCCTATAGTTAATGTGGTAACTGACTTTCCGTATAGTCGTACTCTTCCTTCTTCCGCGTTCTTTATTTGGGCCGATCATCATCAAGAAAGGTTCGCTCCAGACCCTTCTGAGATAACTCAGGGAGTTTGCTTTTACGACCCTAATGCTCCCTCCTGTGCTAGAGTTCTTGAACCCTTAGCAAGGCTGAACCCTTTGTTAGAGGCCTTGGTACCTTGGGCTGATATGGTTGACAGTGCTCGTTACGAATCTGCTGAGCAAGCGGTTTTGATGAAGGACCCACCGCTGAGGGTCGCTGTTGCTATGACTCAAACGTTTAACGATGATGTTTTTAGAGTTGAGTTATTGAAGATGATATGTCAATTTCCTCCTGATCAAATACTTTCTCACCCGAAAGTAGACGATGCCTATCGACGGTATACTTGGAAGCAAGAGAGGTCTATAGATTTCTTACAAAAGAACTTGGTCCTCCATGAAGACAAAGGTGTCCTAGTAG